CCCAATTTAAACCCAAGAAGATCGTCCCCTTTGTAGCCGAGGGTGTATAGGTGGATTATTCCAATTTTTTCAAGCTCGGAGATAACAACCCTTTGAAGCCTTTGGATGGTTCTGGCAAAACGAATATCTTTTTGAGCAAGAGTGGTTTTGTCTTCTGTTGCTCCTTCTCCCATTGTAAGATAGGATTGGGGAATTTTAATGGCTGCAAACAATTTGTCTCGAAGATATTTAACATCCTCCACGGTACCAGTGAACTGCCCTCCGGTTAGATTTTCAATTTTGGTACTTGTTGCTCCGCGAACAGGAACATAGTAATCTTCTTCAATTGACATTGGATTGTATCGTAAATCAACTTTACCAGTCGTAGGATCGGAAACTTGGTGTCGCTTCATCTGAGTCATGACTTTTTGCATGTACTGTTCAACGTCTTGCGGGGCAATGTTACCAACATCGACATAAAATACTCTACGTTCCGGGCTTCGGACAATTCTATAGGCCATCATTGCATCTTCAAGTAATGTCAACTGTCTCCAGATCCGCCGAGAGGCTTCCAGAACAGATGTTCCATATGGCATATGCTTATCATTTCCTAGGACTCTAAAATGCGCTAATTGCCAATTTTCTAAAGTCAAGCCACCAGTGTTCCATTGAAATTGAACATAATTGGGATTCGATTCATCTTCTCCTTCTATCCTCTCAACTTCTTGCGGCGGAAGACCAATAACATTGCGAATTCCCATATTCTCATCGATGTCTAAATAAAGAAACAGGTCCCCGTATTTACACATTGTTCGACACCAACCGAAAAGGTTATAATCAACATTAAGAATGTTATGATACAAAGTATCTAAAATAGACTTAATTTCTTCATTTGGACACTTAATGGTTAACATCGGCTGCAGCATTGAATGTGTGGTCATTTCATCTGCGTAAATGTCTAGAGCGGAAGCTAATTCCGGCATGTATTCCATTTGATCGAAATCGACATAACGCTCTGACCTGTTTCTGTTTGAAATCATGTTAGCAGCAAGAACATTCATGGGATTATATTCAGTCTTTTTAAACTGTTGTCCGGAAGCTGATTTGAACCATTTGGAATAAATATCCAAATGTCTTCTTCTCAATTGCCTTCCGGTTTGCGTTCTTCTATTAATAATAGGGCCGGAAAACAATCTAGTTAAAGCCCTAAAGAGCTTTGTTTCCTCATTATATGGGCTTCTTCCTTTTCTTATTCTTTTTGGCATTTAATTAACCTCTAAAAATCCATGCGAATTCTGTTTGTTGTTTTTTCACTTTTTCTAATTTTTTTTGCTTTTTCACATCATGATAGCCATCCATTCCTTCAATGGCTGTGTTCATCATGCGCGAGCTTGTGAACATCCCATCAAGCATCGCTTTTTTATATTCCACATCTCTTTCATTAACTTGTAGCGCGGTGTCTCTGACCCAACACCCTATAGCTAAAGCCATTACAAGATCATCATTATAACTTCTCATTGCTTGTGGTTTCCCGTTTTTCCAAATAAAAGTTTTCAATTCATTAAACAATCTAACAGAATTTGTTCTAATTAGCTTATTTCGTATGAATTCTTCCAATTTGGCGACAATGAGAGGTCTTGTTTTTGTTGTTGTGGAGAACCCGGGCAATGCTTTTGTATTGTGTTCGGCTTCCAAGGCATCAATGTATTCATGAGAAGATTTCAAAGAATAATAAAGATTTGGATATTCTAAATCTTTTAATTTTTCTAAAACAGAGATCCCAATACTATTGTTCTCAACAACAAGAAGACAATTACCAAACTCCTTTCCTATGCTGCAAAGGAAGGTTGAGTAAGTATCTAGATTTGGTTTTCCTTGATACTCTCCTATGATCTCCATGGTTTCAAGCTTTATAATGTGGAAAACCGAGTGATCAGTACCATCACCACGTGCAACATCAGCAGTTAACAAGTAAGTGAAATTTGGATCGTATCTTTCCCAAAGCCAAAAATTTCTATCATATCCGGTTCTATAGATTGGATCTCTAATATTGTTAAAAATAATTTCCAAATCATCCGGATGTACAACAGTTTCTCCAGAAGCATTAAAAGAACACTCGAGTTCTTGAGCGATTTGCCTCTTTGACATATTCCTTGTTTCTTTTTCAAACCAAGCTTGATCTCTGTCCGGATGAGTTTGCCATGGCAAATTGATTGTATGAAATTCGTTGTCATCTGCTATGGCTTCTGTATAGATTTTATGAAACCAGTTACCAACTCCATTAGGGGTGGACAAAGCTATACATCTCCCACCTGTCGACAAGGTAGGGTAAATAGACGTCCAAATGTTATTCATGTTTTCAATATGGGCAGCTTCGTCGAGAACCAAAAGAGAAAGAGCCTCCGAGCGACCAGCATCTGTGGAAGTTGAGGAGGCTTTGATGATTGAACCATTTGAAAGTTCAAATGAAGTTCTATTGTCTATAATAATTTCTGAAATCTTTATCCACTCGGGAAGATTCTTCATGGCCATTTTGACCTTACGAACAAGGTTTGTGGCCGTACTCAGTTTGGTTGCCAAAATGAGAATGTTTTTCTCTTTGTGAAATAACATAAACCAAACACAATATGCCGCCACAAGGGTCGAAAGACCAAGCTGACGTGCTTTGAGAACAACGTTGAATCGATAATCGTTAAAATCAACAAGACAATCTTCTTGGAAAGGATATGTTCTAAAAGGGATTCTCCCTTTCATTGGGTGAGATATTAGGCAATAATTGTTAATGAAATAAGACGGATTCTTACCAGATTGAATAATTTCCTTTATAATTTGTTTTTTTGTTAATTGAAATGACATTCATTACTTTTGGTTTGCGCCTTTCTTATATGTTACATTTTGAGGACGCTTTGCTTGATGACCACCCATTTCTAGAAACTTGCGAATAGCATCATCCACCTTTCTATTCTCCGAGCCTTTGGCAAGAGAGAAGTCGTCTTCCTTAACGCCTGAAATACTATAGTGTTGCTTTGCATTAACAAAAGAACGGATCCGAGAAGTGCTTTGAGCAATGATATCCGGATCTCCTTGTTTTGTCAAAGTGATAGAATTTCCTGTGATCGCTTTGTATTCCTTTTGAAGAAACTTCTTAATCTCATTAAGTTTGCGAGCAATTTCATCTTCGAACCCACCACCATAAATCTCTTTCAATTGAATGTCTGATTGGTAAGTAATACACATGCTATCGTTGTAAAACTTAACACCAAAACCATCCATAACTCTTTTATCTAAAATAGGATCACCTTCTTCTCGCGAAATTCCTACCTTGCGAACCTCTCCATCATATGAGTAGCGTTCGTCGTGAGCGCCATCATAAGCATTTGCGGCTGCTTGTTGCAACCCTTGAATGATTTCTAGAATATTTGATTTAGCCATTGTTTGGTCTCCAGCCTGTTTTCCATCTCTCTTCTCTACCTTCCACCCATTGAATATAGCACTTTTCACAACAATCAAATTTTGACATATAAACATCATCATTTGATTTAAATGAATAAATACTGCAAATTGGACAAGAACGAGATGAATTCTTATTAATTAGTTTTCGTGGAACAAAAACGCCACTTACTTCAACTTTGTCTAAATCTTCTTCGCGAAGCTCTTTATGATAAACTTCTTTAAGTTGAATTAGATACTCTTGTTCTTTTTGAGCAGTCCAATCTTTCTTCGGATGTTGGGTTGCTTTTTCACCATATTTCTTCTGTATTTGTTGTTCTATTTTGACAACATAATTTGGATCTTTCTTGGGCATTACATCGACAGCAAAACATACAATACTGAACCGACACCGGCAACAAAGCCAACCCCTCCTCCTATTGCAGCAACAACCGGAAGTGTCCATTTCTTGTTTTTATGTTTTTTCATAAGATAATCATTTTCTGCTTTGAGGTCTCTCATGAGTTTCTCGTTTTCGGCAATGGCAATTTCACAACTATATGTGGTTTTTGCTTTGGTGATCTCAACAGACTTGTTGATCATTGCTTTACACATAGCTTCGCTA